GTTGATTTTTCTAAAAACTCTCCAACAGATGAATTAAGGTTTGCATTCTCTTTAGTTAGTAAAGATGGAGACTCTGTATCAGTTCCAGAGACAATTAGAATATTAATTGACTTTGCAGGCACTGACGTTGCTGAGCCAGATGTTTATGCAAGGTTTGAGGTTGATATTGAACATGATGTTGATGGATATGACTTTGAAACAAATAGATATTTTGTAGTAAAGAAACAACTACAAGAACTTTATACAACTCAAAACTTTACTTGGGAAGCAGTTACTGTTGTTAAGATCTATGCATGTGTTCTTGATTCTACTGGAACTGGTGGACCATTCCCTTCCCCTGATTATTATATTGCACTAGATGCTTTGAGACTTGAGAACATTGCAACAACAAATCCATTATACGGTTTAACTGGATATTCAGTTATTAAAAACGATGACTCTACAACAATTATTAAATCACCAAATACAAGTAATTATATTGAATTTAGATTTTCTATTGGTGTAACCTAATGGTTGATTCAAACATTAAAAAAACAAGGATTTTAAAATCATCCTTGCCTCCAATTGACCATGATACAGAAAAGTATAATATTAGATATAGGATTATATCTGAAGATAGAAACAGAACGTCACACTGGTCTCCAATATATAACTCTGATGGCGTTGATCTTGTTGTAACAAGCGGAGCAGTGTCTAGGGCAGGAGATGTAATTACAGCCGTATGGGGAGACCAAAATGATTTTCCAGAATACGATGTCTTTGTTAAGTTTGATTCAGGAGACTTTTTTTATCATGGAAAATCAAAAGTACATTCATACTCATTTTTAAAAACTGGAACTACATCTGTAAGAGTAAAGGTTCAAATCATTTCATCAAAAAAAGAAATTAAAGCAGCACTAAATATCTTTGACTCTGGCACAGTGTCTTTGGTATAATTTAATAGGAGGAATAAAATGGCAAAAGTACCACTACCAGAAAGAGGACAACCTCTTGATGTTACATATATTTATCAGTTAGCAGAGGCAGTAAACGATCTGTCTACTTCTATTTCTGATGCAACATATAACTATACAGATGTTGACGTAGTTGGAGCAGAAAAGAAAAGTTTAAAGACTTCAGATACAAAGTTTGTTGGAAAATATAAGTCAATTGCAAACAATGAAACAGTAACTGCTGGTCAAGAGAAGACATACTCTGTAACATTTTCTAACTTTAAGTTTCCTCCAATTGCTACGGCATCGATTGTAAACATAAGCGGTACAACTGCTGGATCAAACACAAGCGTTGTAATAACTTCTATAACAACTTCCGAAGTTCAGTTTATTGTAAAGTTTGGAACTTCTGGAACAGCATCAGTTGGTGTTAATGTTATTGCTATTGGTGTACCAAATTAACATGACCTGTAAAAGATGTGAAGGAAAAATGTTTGTTGATAGAATACATTCAAACGTAGATCACCTAGAAACATATTGTGTCAAGTGTGGAAATAGAAAATTTTATCATCCACCTAGCGAATCTGTGGAGGGAAAATGGTTACTGCAAAAGGAAAAATTCAGAGCGAAGCATATAATAGCGAACCTGTAATTTCTGGCGGTAAAAAGATATGGTTCCTTAATGGAGACTTAGTAAGACTTCATCATAGTTCTAGATCAACAGGAATGGTAACTGTTTATAATATTAACAAAGATAGATTAGAAACTTGTCTACGTTCTGATTTTAGAAGAAATAGAAAAAGAGCATACACAATTGCTGAGACTGCTAAGTTAGTTAATCGTCATAGAAAGTATATGCCAAGATTAATAAAACGAGGAGTCATTCCTCCACCAGTTGGATCAAGCATTGATGGTAAAACAGGTTTTCAAATAAGAGCATATTACTCAGAAGATCAGGTTAAAGAGATTTGTGCTATACTTGCAACTATACATATTGGACAACCAAGAAAAGACAAATTAATAACAAACAACATGACTCCTACAAGCCAAGAGTTGACAAGGCGAATGGGAGACGGTATACTTACATATACGAAGACAGAAGATGGGCGATTTATTCCAGTGTGGAGTGAATCTATTTAATTATTGAATGGGTGGATAATGGAAAACGATAATACAAAGGTATCTGTAACACTTGGATATACACTTAATCTAGGAAATTTTCAATCTCTACGCCTTGATTTAGGTATTGTAGATTCAAAGCGTGAAGGCGAAAATGTAGACGAGGCTTTTGCTCGTGTCTATAAGTTTGTAGAAGATAAACTTACAGAGAAGATTCAAGAAGCAAAATCTGAAATCTCAGAGTAATGGCTGACCGCAAAGACCGAATGGCTTTGCTCAGTAGGTTTAACAAGTTTTACTTGCAACGGTATGAGCAGAAGTCTAACATGAACCTAAACGTTGAGCAGTGGGCTGCTGATGCCCTTGTAGAGTCATATGGTATTGCACAGTGTTATGATATTCTTGAATACTACTTTAGCATTGCACAAGATCCATCATGGAATTACTTTGCATATAATGCAGAAAAGATTATTAACGGAAAAGCAGAAGTAGAGCAAGATAAAAAAGAACGTGAAGAACGTAGAAAATTAGCAAGGGAGTGGTTAAGTGAATAATACAGAAGCAAAGTTAATGTCTGCGGTATTACAAGATAAACAAATTCACGTACTACTTCAAGCAAATGTTGAGACATTACTAAGAACGCACAATGACGTATGGAACTTTATTCGTTTATATTCTGAAAATAATCAATGTCTACCACCAGCAGATTTAGTTACAGAAAAGTTTAGAGACTTTGAGCCAGTTCCAGGTATTGGAGCAACAAAACATCATTTAGCAGAACTACAAACCGAATATCTTAACGATAGCCTAAAAGACATTTTACGCAACGCTGCAGGAGAAGTGCAAAGCGGTAATGGTGGAGAAGCACTTGAACACCTAATTACAAAAACATCAGAATTAAAAAAGAATACTTCTGCAATTCGTGATATTGATGCAACAGATCTTGACTCAGCAGTTGCGTACTACGAAATGGTTCAGAAGCAAAAAGAAACTGGACAAATAGGAATTAAAACAAACCTTCCAGGGTTTGATAACTACCTTCCATCTGGAATCATGCCAGGACAGTTGGGTGTATTTCTTGCCTACCCAGGAATTGGTAAGTCATGGATGGCTTTATACTTTGCAGTGCAGGCTTGGAAGCAAGGTAAGTCACCACTTATTATTTCTCTTGAAATGTCTGAGACAGAAGTTCGTAATCGTATTTTTGCAATTATGGGTGAAGGTCTTTGGTCACATAGAAAGTTATCTAATGGCGAAGTAGAAATTGATATGCTAAAGAAATGGCACCACAATAAAGTTGAAGGTCGCCCAGAGTTTCACATTATCTCAAATGATAGTGGTGGAGAAGTAACTCCTTCTGTTATTCGTGGAAAGATTGATCAGTACCGTCCAGACTTTGTAGTGGTTGACTACTTACAACTTATGTCTCCAAACCAAAAGGCTGACTCTGAAACGGTACGTATGAAGAACCTTTCAAGAGAACTTAAACTAATGTCTATTGGTGAAGAAGTACCCATTATTGCTATCTCATCTGCTACACCAGATGATGTAAAGGATCTGTCAAGCCCTCCAACGCTTGGACAAACTGCTTGGTCTAGACAGATTGCTTATGATGCTGACTGGGTTATGGCACTTGGCCGTGCAACTAATAGTGATATTATTGAATGTGTTTTCCGTAAGAATCGTAATGGTTTTATGGGAGACTTTTTAGTTCAGGTAGATTTTGACAAGGGTTACTACAGGTATAAAGACTATGAAGACAAGTAACATATATACACAAGAACAGATTAAGCGTGTTCTTGTTGGATCTGGGGTTGACATTGAAGCAGAGTTTGGAAATGACTTTATAATTTTTTGCCCATATCATAATAACAATAGAACCCCCGCAGGGGAAGTTGCAAAAGATAGTGGATTATTCTTTTGCTTTGGTTGCCAGACAACAAAGAATTTAGAAGAATTAATAATGCATATGTCTGGACGAACATACTTTGAAGCAGTTCGTTATATTAAAAGTAAAGAGACAGAGCACGATATTGAAAGGTTAGTTAACAAAACATTAGTTGCACCACCAGAGTTTACTCCATATGATGAATTAATCTTAAAGCGTTTGCATAACCAATTGCTTGCAGATGAAAAACCTAAGAATTATCTTAAGTATAGAAAGATTAATAGTTCTTCATTTACAAAGTTTTCACTTGGCTATTCAGAAAAACAAGATTCAATAACTATACCAATGCATTCACCAGATGGAATGTGCCTTGGCTTTGTTGCAAGAACCATTGAGGGTAAAGAATTTAAAAATACACCAGGACTACCAAAGGGTAAGATATTATTTAACCTGCACAGAATTAAA